CCAACTCATCAGCCACCCTACTCCAAAATACATACATACTCTCGCTCCCACACCACAACTCAGCATAAGCGCGCAGAGTATCCATGACAAACTCAGGAGACTGGTAAAGGATATGACCCGTATGTCGACCAAGGTAAATGGGGCCAGGAGGACTGGCTGACCAGTCGGTGCCCAGGAACTGCATTCCGGGTCTTCCGTACTTCACCACACAACCCGTAGCCTCAAGCGCCTCAACATAGCCCTCAGGCGGCATCTGCATGAGCACGTCATCACCCGCCGCTATCAACAGCGGAGGATTACGCACACCAAGCCTGTCGCAGGCAAGCAAATGCTGGAACACCTGAGCATGGGAATTGGTGGAAAAGGTATTGAAGAGACCGGACTTCATGAACCCTGAGAACTCCTGCTGGTACACCACGCCATCTGACATCATGAGCCTGGAGAATTTGAAGGCATCGTCATACAGCCACCTGGCCACCCGCCTCCAATCTTCATCGGCATCCTTGGCCAGCCGCGCTCGCAGCTCCAAGTCCATGTCGAACACCCAGCCCGGGGCATTAAAGTCCCAGGCTCGCTTGTCCAACTCAAACTCAAGCCGCTTGGCATGGATATAGCGCCGAGAATGACGCCAAGCCCCGTGCCAATAAGGCAGCTGTGCCGTAGGGCACTCGAAGCAGTGGTAGGACTCGCTCTCATTTTGAACACCAAACAGCATAGCCCACGCCACTTGAACTGGCAATGAGGAAGCGACGATAAGCCGGAAACGGCGCTGACGGCTCTTCTCCACTGTGTGAGACTCAGTTTTTGGGAAGACTCGAAAATAGTGCTCATACTGGCCAGCAAAGACAAGCTTGACATCCTCCCACAACTCGGCCAGCCGTTCAGGATCAGGCCAGCCGACCCACCGCAGCCACTCTCCAATCGAGGGAGCGACTCGGTTATAGGGGAACCCAGGGCTAGATGACCTGTCAAGCTCGCCGACAACTTCCAGAAAGCGCTTGTAAGAGTTCCAGCCACTTACTGAGACACGCAGAACTCCATATAGCTTTTCAGCCTGAGCCAGCACACGCTCTCTCTCAATTTCTGTTGGCTCCTGTACAACCCGTCGAACATCGGAAGCAATCTTACTCTGTACAACAAAACTGTCATATTCAGCACTCAGAGACACGTCTGGGAGGACATAGGCATTTAGGGCCGCTGCGACTTCATCCGCAACCCCTGCCCCTTCTGCCGCCACCAGTAGCGCTTCTCGGCGACCCGGGATTTCAGAGACTGGGGCACGTTCCCCATACGGCGGAAGTTTCCGGAGGTAGCGGAAACCTGGGACGGCCCGGCCTGTCTGGCGAGACCAGGCTGGGCCGGTACCAGTCTCGCCACAGCTTCCCCCGCCGTTCCAGTACCCACCTGTATGGCAGGGACGGGCGGGGGCAAGCACTCCTCCGCGAACTCCTCGTCGTCTGGGATAGTAAACCCAGTGGGAGCATAGTCCCGTTCCTCCCTCTGCTTGTACATAGCATCAACGAGGGACTTCGGAACTCCACGGTACCGCCGGTGCTGCTTAACAGCATTCATGAAGTAGACGTTGAAAGTCCCACCGTCGTCCTGCCACGCCATGAACTCCTCGTGATTGGGATTGAACTCGAGCAGCTCTTTGGGGTAGCCGACTCCACGGCCGCCCGACTTAGCTTCGAGCTCTTTAAGCTCCATGGTGTCAGGATCAAACTCGGCGGGAAACAGACACGCTCCACTTTTGTGCAGAGCGAGAACTGCGCCAATAGGGACTCCGTTGTTGTACGTGACGTCGCCGCGGGTAGTGGAGCCAATGTGGATGCCGAGGACGGACTTGCCGGCAGTATATGGTGCTCCCGAGAAGCCATGACGGGTACTGCCAGTATAGGCCGTCTCCAGCAACCCGACCTCCAGCGATCCGCGGGATGCGGCACCGCTGGGGTCACAGATACCAACTGGACCAGCAGACCCTCCATCCATGATGCTCGCCGCCTTCACTTGCAGCTTCGACCAGAAGTCGGCAGGCTTGGGAATGAACAGGAGGTCATCAACACACTGCAGGCGGTGTTCATCGTAGTCAGTGACAGGCTCCGAGACCGTCGCGAATTCCCCGTTCTTGAACCGGAGAGCGGACGCGAACGTCCACCTACCGGAACCAGAAGCGGAGGCCTCGAGCACGTGGGCTGGGACACAGAGGCAGTCCTTGATTCGTACTCCACTGCCCACAGCTGTATATCCTCCGTTCTCCTGCCGAAGAATGGCCAGCTGCGCTTCAATTGGCGAGCTCTGGTAGAAGTGGCTGCCGGGCACCTCGGACTCAGCTCCAGTTTCATCGAGTCCAAGGACGATTCCAGTGTCGTCTGATATGGGCTTGTGGATGGCCCGAGGCCTTGGCTTCTGCCGTAGGCGTCGAACAAGCCAGCCACATCCAACGGCTCCAACTCCAGCAACGACTCCACCGAGGCACAAGCTTCCCCTGGCGGAGGAGATAGGAGCCAGGCCTTTACACGCATCCACCACCGCCCGAGCCCAACCCACCGCCTCCGGCTTAGGGGCTGCGCCAAACAGGCAGCTGCGGAAGAATGCGTAGGCTCCAGCTTCCATTACTTGGCCTCTGACAAATTCAGCTGAACACTTGAAGACTGAGGATCTCCGAGCGCTCCTTCTTG